AAGGCGGTAGCCTAACTCCCGAGGACGTAGGCGGATTCGTGGAGAGCTTTATGCGCGACCAGCCTCCTGCCATAGAGGTGGAAGTCGATGGCGATCCGTACACGACCTTCTCTTCTGAAGCTGTAAAGGAATTCCGGTCCAGCGCCGGTCTGCCCATCCAGCTGCCGCCCGCAAGCGAGACGCACACCACACACGGACTACAAGACTGCGCCCGAGCGCGTGTCAATGAGGAAACCATGAAGGAGTTCCTCGCCCGCGCAGCGCAAGTGTCTAAGGACGTAAGGAATGCGGATCTGGGATAAATTTATATCAGGACTATCAGCTGTACTTGCAGGTAGTGACTCCAGCTACCCATCTGTGTTCGATATGCTGCCTGCACACGTACCGGTGGACTACAACATACCGATGCCGCGCAAGAAGCAGGCACCGAAGCAGCGCGGCTTCGACTGGAAGAAGCTGGACCGCCCCAGCTGGGAGCAGCCCAGATTCGATCTCTCGGAAATAGACAAGGCCATCCGCACAGAGTCCTACGCCAGACTCTCGATCGATAAGCACAGAGAACACGTACTGCGCAATGGATGGAGCTACGTGGGCCGCAACCCACAGACTGTCAAGTACATCTACAAGCGCATGGCCGAGCTCAGCGAGAACATGGATCGCCCGGTCGAGAGTGAGATACGCCAGGCGGTTAAGAACTTCATAAAGTACTCAAACTTCTTCCTGTTCTGGACTAGGGACCGGAGCAGGCCGTACACATCACGATTCAGGCGCAAACTCGGCCGCCCCACCGGCCTGTTTTCACTCAGTCCGCCCGCAATGCGCTTCCGCCGGGATCCCAAGAACCGAGTACTAGAATGGTACCAGGTTGTAAAGGGCCACGAGGACGAGCAGAACAAGCCTGTAGACGTTGTGCACGGCGCATTCGATAGAGACGATGGCTTTGTACTTGGTGTGCCCTTCCTGCTTCCGGTACTGGACGACATCATTGCCTGGCGCCGTTTCGAAGAAATGGCCGAGATAATGGCACACAAGTTTGCGTTCCCGCTGTTCCACCACAAGATCGGGAACAAGGAGCGCGACCCGGAAGAGTATGACGACGGCAGCAACGAAATAGGTGAGGCGGTGGGTGCCGTGGCGGGGATGGCCCCGGAGGGCCATCTGTTCACCAGCTACCGACACGAAATCGAGGTAGTTGGCGCCAAGACCAAGGCACTAGACCTGCACCCGACTCTGGCGTACTGGGAGAACAGGGTTATCGCCGGGCTGAATCTATCGACGCTGGACATCGGGCGTGGTGACACTGCCACAAGGAACACAGCTGAGTCGCTGAGCAAGGGCCTTGCAGACCGCTGTGCCGAGTACCAAAATGTTTTCAGCGAGCTCTTCACCTTCCACGTGCTGTGCGAGCTGCTGCTCGAAGGCGGCTACGATCTTACTCCGGACAATATGGTGTACATGTACTTCCCGGCCATTGACAGGGAAGCCAAGCGTGCGGAGGAGAATCACCTGAAGGATCTGTTCACGCAGCACATCATAACCCACGAAGAGGCGCGTCGCGAGATGGGCAGGGAACCGCTTACCAAGGAACAGTGGAAGGACGGCTTCTTCGAGCGCATCATGAAACCCGCAGCTATAATCAAAGCTGTAGATGAGCCGTTCACTTCGGCGGCCAAGACCGCTGCTAAGAGCAGGAACCAGAGCCAGCCCTCGAATCAACACGGCACCAAGTCTACAAAGACCAGGGTCACCAGAGACACACTCGCCGATCTGTTCAGCATGGTAATTGACCGCGGGCCAGAGGATCTTGAATGGGAGCTCATAGAGGTGGCCGTGGGCCCGGTAACACGCAGCATGCAGGACGGTATTCGCGATTACAGCGAAGAGTTCGCTTGCGATGTATATCTCGGGTCCAGCATGGTCCGTGGGTTCATAACCGACTGCGTAGTACCCTACGTGGAGGATAAGGTCAGGAATGCCAAGGATATACCGAGCCTCAGAGCCGCTCTCGACATCTACGCACCGCTGTTCACCCAGGCTGCGAGGAACTACGCGTACGCGCGTGCGGGGCAGGTGCACGCCAAGCACAAGTACGTGCGCTGGGCCCTCACGGGGGAGGCATGCGCCGATTGTCAGAGGTTGCGGCCGATGCGCATCCGACGCTTCACACTCGGGCAGATGCTGACTCCGCACCCCAAGTGCGTGTCTGGTCTGGAGTTCTGTTCGGACGGTGAATAACTTTTTTACAAGAAAGTTGTTGATCGCCTTGCTGCCTGCTAGGTAGCATAAATTTGAGGGGACAACTTCCCCCACACGTTAGGACAACAGGATGAACAACCCAAATCCTACTAACCCGGGTCTCTTGTACGACCCGCGATACAACACTCTCGGGAAGTTCTACGCGGCGCTTGAGAAAGATCTCGCGCAGAAGAAGAAGAACCCGGCTCCCAGAGGTCCCGTTCCGAAACCCAAGGACTTCCAGAAGCCGACCCCGCTTCCCGATCCCGGCCGGCCCGCAACCGGTCCGTTTGTTAACCCTAGGTTTGGCAAGAACCCAGCGGTCGGCAGGTAGCGCACATGGCCGTTATACTACAAGATAATCTGGCTGTTCAGGTACCTGAATTCCAATTCATGTACGTGGGCGACGCCCAGAAGCAGAAAGACTTCGACAAGAAGGAAGCTCTTTCGCACCTGGGGTCCGGCGTGCGCCTTATCGTTGACATAGACAGTACGCACAGCGGTACAAGTGTCAACGGTAGGTGCTACCCCGCCAGAGAGCTGCGGCGAGCCATCCCGTCTTGGACCAAGCCCTACCGCCGCGCATTCCTCTCCCGCCACCCCAGCAGCGGCCTATTCTCTTCGGACGACGAGCCCAACGTGCTAGGTCGTGTGCTTGGTGGGAGGTTCTTCCCACTCAGCGACGATCTGGAAAACGACTGGGTCAACCCTCCGCTGCGGGACCAGGGTTCCGGATACGTGATGAACCCGGTGCTTCTCACCGACAAGGATGCTGTGGAGCGCGTTGTGGACGAACGCCTGTTCACCGTTAGCGTGGGCATGGCCAGCAAGCAGATGGTCTGCCCGTTCTGCAACACCGACTGGGTTCCCAGCATGAAGAACTCGGGCGAACCGCCTGAGGAGTGTGAGCACCGTCCGGGAGAGCTGTATAAAGCCAACATCAACGGATTCAAGGGTAAGATGCCCTTTTACTTCGTAACGAGGGGAATTACCTACGATCATATAGCTGAGACCTACAAGCCGGCTCAGCCTTACGCCTCGGTGAAGGGATTCAGAGTAGCTGACTCCCTGGGTGACCTGTTCCTTGGTGAGACTCTCAAGAGTAGCGCTTCCTTCCTTGCTCTATGCGACGAGGAAGGTCATGTGGTACGCCTGGGCGGTGCACTAGGAGCACACAAGCCTCCTCCACTTACCGACGCCGAAGCCATAACGCTGGCCTGCATGATGGACGCTGGAGTGCTGGACACGTGTGGCGAGTACGCCGACGGATATGACACCGTCGACCTGCAAGCTGCTGTCGACCGCATCACGTCCTCTGGAGAATACCAGCGCTGGCAGAAGCAGACCGAGGGAAGGCCCCGTCTTGGACTTAGAGGCGCCCTGCCTGTGGTGAACGACGAGTTCGCAACTGCGAGCTGGAAGTTCTTTGACCGCTACATGGGCTCCGATAAGCAGGTACTTGGCTTCAAGCTACTAGCGAACAGCCAAACCCAGTCACAGAAACCTAGTGCTGGAGGTAAGGGCATGACTTGGGACGAAATAGTTACGCTCTCCGAGCAGATTCTGGATAAGATCCAGGATGTACCCGAGGATGGCGAGCTGTGCGATACCGTCCTGAAAGAAAAATTGGATGCCGACCTCTTCGCCAAAGTTGACTACTCCCAACTCACCGACGAACAGCTGGATGACTTGGCTCGCGAGGACCTGGAATGGGAGCTTCGCGGTGTCGGAGACGGATCTCTGGATGCGGAACAGGCACTTCTGGTACTCGAGGACAAGCGCCTCACTACCAAGGAGCGCAAGGGCCTATCCGGTAGCACCTTCTGCGGCCCCAATCGTTCCTTCCCGGTTCCTGATGCTTCGCACGCACGCGCTGCTCTACAGCGACTCGCCCAGGGTTATCCCAAGGGTGCCAGCGCTGGGACCAAAGCGCGTATCCGTGCATGCGTCGTACGCAAGGCCAAGAAACTCGGCGTCAAGGTGAGCGGAGAGAGCAAAAACAGTGAGGACTCCAACATGGACGTGAAAGAACTCGAAGCCAAGATCGCGACTCTCGAGAAGTCACTCGCGGACGCGGAAGGCAGAGAGCGCGTTCTCCAGAAGGAGCTCGAAGAGGTGCAGAAGTCTCGCGACGAAGCCCTGAAGACCATCCATGACGACCTTGCCAAGCAGGTCCTAGACCTTCGTGTACGGCTGGGCAAGCCCGGCACCAAGGACCTCTCGGATGAAAAGCGGGGTGAATACCTTGAGCAGATCCAGAAACGTTCTGCAGAGTCTCTCGTAGATTCTCTGGAGGACCTCCGGCTTGAGCTCGAGGAGCGTGAAGCTGAAACCGATACCCAGGATGCTCCCCCCGACGATCCCAATCTGGACGCCGGTGAGCAGTCTGGTGAGATCAACGACAGCGAAGGGGAAGAAGAAGGCACCGATGACGAGCTGGAGGAGCTGAGCAACGCCGACAAGGTCAAGCAGCTCTTCTCCGGAAAGAAATAGCGCAGCTCTCAACGGAGGAACAAAGACATGACTATCAACCGCAGTGTCAAGACGCCTAGGGGCTACGAGGTCCAGACCTACGACCTGTTTGAGGAGCTGTCGCCTAGCGAACGGCCCCCTCTCGGGGACTCTGGTAAGACCGCGCCGTGGCTTCCCGTGCAGCTGCAGGAAACCCAGTCCAATGAGTGGTATACCCTACTCGCTGGCCGCATCGCGGCCATTGACCGCACCCTCACCGAAAAGGATGAGTACGGCAATGCGTTCGCGACGCAGCTCTACAGCGGTGGGTATGCCCCGAGAATCGTCCCGTGCAACAGCTCGGGCGCGGTCCAGAACATCGTGTACGGCGCCAGCGATGTAGGATACACCGTTGACGTTGACGACCAGGGTTCTCTGGTTTCCGCCGCCGGAACGGCCACAGCGACGTTCCCTGCGAACGCCCCCAGCGGCTGGCTTCAGGGTAATTGCTACTCGGAATCCATTCGCTACAGGCGCATCAACTACGAAAAGCAGCTTCCCGTGACACTGGTGTGCGACTACTACGTAGAAGTCGCCCTCATCGGCCTGAGCGGGCAGTCAAACCTGACCCCGGGCGCTCTGGTGAAGCCCTACGCCGGTACCGGTCCTGCGGACATGTACCAGGGGTGCCCCACGTACTTCGATCCGACCACGGACTCCGTGGAACAGATCGCGGGTCGTGTGATCACCATGAGCGAGATCCCGTACGGCACAAGTGCAAGAAGCCGCGCGGACCTGCTCCGCAACGTTCGCGGACTCGGCCTCGTCGGGATCGATACCACTGGCAAGCCTCGTTGGCTGGCCATGGACCAGGCGACGCACTATGTCCGGATCAACATCACCTTGATGTAGGACGTGCAAGAAGCTAACAAGGAGGACGCAGAAATGGGTGATAGCATCCAAATCTCGGTCTCGAAGGACGCGTTCGACAAGCTCGTCGACAGCAAGGTGAACGAAGTCCTGTCGAAGCGTGGCCTGACTGACCAGGACCTAGACTCTGCTATACAGGACGCAGACCTCTCTACGAAGTATGCGTATCTGCAGCAGATCTGGAGCAACAACGGGTGGGCCAACCCCGAGGATCGCCTCAAGCACGATCCCAAGGTTAGGCACAAATACGCGGTCGATTTCGATCAGATCGTGGACTTTCTGCAGCCTGACAAGGCTGTCATCCTCTTCCCGAAGATGATCTCGCAGATAGTCCGTGAAGCCGCGGAGCCCGAACTGGTTCTCACAGGCCTGCTCCGTCGGATCAATTTCCACGGCGAGACCATTCAGTACCCCGCGATCAGCAACTCGATGTTCGCAGAGGACATCGGGCCTGGCCAGAGCTATCCAGAGGGTAGCATAGAAGCGGCCGGTATCGTGACCGCCAAGATCGGCAAGTCCGGTCTTGCGTTCAAGATCTCTGACGAGGTCCTTCGGTACTCCGCCTTCGACATCGCCGGGCTCTATTACAGGGCTGCGGGTCGTGCACTGGCGCGGTTCAAGGAGCAGAAGGTTGCCGATATGATCACCAACGAGTTGGCGGTCGGATTCGACAACGTGACGCCCGCGAACGGCATACTGGGCAATGGCTACACCTCGGGT